TTCAGTAAAAGTTCCGGTACGATGATACCAATGCAACCTTTCGTGTCCGGGGGTGTCGTCCATTTCAATAACATGGCCACTCTCAGTTTGGTGTACATGGTTATATGGGTATATGGCGGCCCATGGAGAAAAAGGTTCAGACCAAGTATGTCCATCGGCACAAGAAATATTATGTTGGCCTTGGAGTCTATTTAAAAATTTCTCATATACTATACCATTCAATAAAGGACTAGTTAAATGGTCATTCCCTCGCATACCCCTAGCTAATCTATTTGTTGTAGGCTCTTGAAGATAATTTAAATTTCTAGTGGCAGAAATTAATGATTCCGGATCATCTCTATCTAATGGTGTTAATCCTGTATCAGGAAAAGTAGACCGCGAAGGATTTTCTACTAATTGCACACTAAATGGTGATGTTTCCGAAGATGCAGAAGAAATCAGAGAAGATACAGGAAAACTTGAATATTCACCCTTTATGTGAGCAGGATGATCTATGGATTTGGAACCAGGTTTAAGTGTAACTTTATCGGATATTTTGACCTCTTGTGGCAAATCACTAGGACTCGGTGAAGCATTATGTATAATAGTGGCCGGTTCTCTCGGTACTAAATGTCCTCCGGATTTCGAATAACTGTTATAACCCAAACTTCTGGCGCCAATTTCGTCGGGAAAATCAGGATGCCCAATAGTTTCACTTCCATCACCAGCATGAAGTCTTGGATCAAAAAATCCTTTTCCCCCAATACCTGTCCCATCACTATTTACCCCTTTGGCATCTAGTTCCGGGATACCTCCAATAGTACCAAAAAACATAGGCTCTTGTGCGGATTCACCGTCCCTAAAAAAACCAATCACCCAAGTACCTTCTACTGGCCCTAACGGGCTGGTGCCTACTCCAGTCTGACTAGCAGAAGTAATAGGTGATATTGGATAAGCCCAAGGTAAAGATTCGGTGGGTATTTGAGATTTTTCATCAGAATGCCACCCTAATACTCTAACTTTGCACCTACCTAAATATAACGGATCATGTCTATCTTCTACTACACCTTGCCACCAAACAAAACCCTCTTTACCCATAAAATACGACATATTATAGGCCCCCCACAACTTTTCCTGTATTTGGATTAATGGTTAATTGTCCGCTTTTAGTAATAGACGAAGATCCTGATACAGATTTATCAAGTTTCTCTTTTTCTGCTGTATTTTTTAAAGAATCCTTTATTGCCTCAAATTCTATTTCATATTTCTCGCCAGTAAAGTGGTGTTTTAATTTAGTAATTAAATAATATCCACTTAAATATTTATTTTCTTCTGAAGCTGTTTTACCGTCTCGTGCATCCAAAAATGAAGTAGGTAATTTAACTTCTATTAAATCCCCTATCATTCTACTTGAACGACCAGGAGCTCTAATATTTAATTTTATATTATTGATCTGTTGACTCTGCACTAAACGTTGTTGCATCCATTGCTCTACTCTATTCGGTACTATATTTAAAGAACCTAATTTTGATCCATATTTCACACTAGAAGAACCAATGCCATCCTTAATATGTAACACCTGATCATGTGCAAAATTAGTGGGGAAAAAACTCAAATGTGATTCAGGAGAACCGATAGCACTTTGTTTAGTGGTACATAATTTACCTTTTCCTATATGAGTAAAACCATCAGTAAAATTTTTCATGTCCTCAGGTGTAATTTTTTTATCTATTGTTTCGGTAGAACCATCGGAACGAGTAACTTCTACACTGCGTAAATTTTCTTTATCTATATAATTAAAATCTAAAGTATCATATTTCATTCTCACCAAATCATGCGTTAATAGTCTATTAGCATACATACCCTTTGTTAGGTTTTCTATCACATCAAAATTAGATGAAAAATTATAGACATCAATACTCGTGAGTTCAGAAGCAGTACGCTGTTCTTTGGGTGTATTAGGATCATCCATACGTTTAGGGGATATTGTGTAGGTTTCTTTAATTTTACTTTCTGGGTAAGTATAAACTCCTTCACTGGGACTAGATCCTGCTGGTATATCTGGAGGGTATCTATATCCTGTTCCTCCGCCCGACATTAATGTTTCCAACGAAACAAAAAAATAACCTGTTACGGTTTCATAAAAAACAAAACTAGATCCGACTGCTTGTTGTCCAGCCGATACGGCTCTAGAAGCTAAAAAATTAAAAGACTTGAATGGTGAATAATTAGGTATCACTAAATTAACCAAATTGCGAGTAGGTTCTATAAAAATTTTCTTGCCATTTAACCCAAAAAATTGAGCATATAATTTTCGTACAACAGTAGAAATTTTTTGGGGCTCTAACGTAGCGGGATTTAATGTTGCCTTTTGGATTTTTTGTTTCAGATTAATGATATATTCATTTGAAACTAGATGTAATTTATAACTACGTAATCCTTGATTCAGCATGATATTATCAGTAATTTTATAAACTTTAAAAGTTAAATTAATTATCCCCGTATTATCGCTCTTGTTAAAGGGTCCGATCAATTCCTTGCCGTCCGGACCCACAGTGCCAATTATCCCTGGAGGTTTAGTAACTAAATTTTTAGTTTTCACCCGTATCGTGATGGTCTCTTCACCCATAATAGGTAAACTTTCGAGCAAACCCACACCGTCAACTATAGTAATGTCAGCAGTGAGGGTAGAAGAAAACATATCTTCATAAATATTTAAATCCGACCAACTTCCCCGTAAATCTATTTCTCGACTACCTGTATCCCCATGAGGAGAAACTAGTGTTAAAATAGTTAAATCATATTCACCAGCAAACGAGGGCATGTTTTTTGGAGTAGGACGTAATAAATCTTCACTTTTTGCTCCGTGACCTTCTTCGGAACTTTTTAGTCGTGTAGAATCCTTGCGCCTAGAGATGGCACCGGAACCATATTCAAATTTTTCAGACATTATAGTAGTTTATCCGTATGTTCTGATAATATTTGTGAAACATTTTTTCTATCAATTAACTTAATATCTCGTTTAGATTCATTGTGGTCCACTTCCCATGTATAATTATACACTATATTTCTCTCGTCTACACCAAGTGTATTATAAGTTGTGAGATCACATTCTATTTTGTATGCGGGTATAGCTTCCCTGGAACTTGTGGACTCTACTCTTTGACGTAATATTCGTTCATAATGATGTATAGATTGCGCGGCGTTTGAAATTGATCCGTATTTTGATACGATATAAGTAGTAAATTCCCTTGTCCCTAAAGGCCAATCCCTTATAGGGTCGTGCATATCGTTCATGGCAAAAATCAACCAAGTATATTTTACATCACCATAAGCCTTATGAGCTGTTATATCCGGACGTTCACCCTCTGGAATAGAATATGGTTGATATTGTACTATTTCATCTAAAACGACATCTTTAATTTTGACCCTATTCATAATGTCTATAGCGAGTTTTAATTTTGTAGGTCCTAATTCTCCAGTAACATTATAAGAAATCTTCGGATAATGGGAAAAAAATTCAGACATATTGATAGTTCCTTTTAATGTTAATATCCTTGAGTAATTTTGCCACGGTGCATAACCTCTAATTCCATGAATGAAAGAGACATTTCTACTGAAACAGGATTTTGGGTGTTTTCAAAAAAAGCCGTAGTGTCTTGTGTAGAATAATTTAAATCACATGCCGTTAGCACAGACCTGCCCACACGAAAAAGTGGATTTGATGTGTCATTGTTTAATTTACTACCATTAACGAAATAATCAATAGTGAATTCGTCCGGATAACCAAATAAACCCGTAGGGGCATTTTTGTTGTCCGCGCCCGCATGAGCAGGTAACATAGCAGTCTTGAATGCTGTAATAATTTTATTACAAATAATAGAATCAAGTGAACTTTCTGGCATTAATTTAAATGTGAATTTATGTTCCCTTAAACTTGTAGGACCCTTATATGCTGCGACAATATAAGGATTCACAACAGCACCCTTCGCTTGCTGTAATGCGGTTTTTGCTTTTTCGCCTCCGACTTTTTCCATAACACCCTTTTCTAATAAAAACTTAGCTTCTCCTGTAGAGCCAATGGCCAAAGACCTCATATTACTCTTTAATGATTCCAAAGAACCGCCAGTAGTTTTAAACATATCTAAAGCCTTACCCGCAAAGGTTCCTAAACCTTCCTCACTATAATCAGATTTATATCCAGTTTGTAAAGCATCGGGAGGAATATATAAAGCTATATCTAATGTGGGGGTTTTCCCCCTAAAATCAAATGCCTTAAAAGAGATCCAGTGGTTCAAATCATCGCCGGATAATGAATTGGGCCAATGTAAATAGCTCACAGTAAGTGATGATGTTCCTGGATGATGATCTCTCGTTATGGTCATACTACTCCATATGGTAAAAGTGTTTTTATTTAATATCTATATATTTATATGTCATACAAAGGGAAATTTAGACCACAAAATATTAAAAAATATAAAGGTGATTATACTAAAATAACCTATCGATCTGGTTGGGAACTAACATTTATGCGGTATTTGGATCGTCAACCCGAGGTTTTATTATGGTCTAGTGAAGAAATAATCATACCATATCGTTCACCAATAGATAATAGAATACATAGATATTTTCCTGATTTTTGGGTCAAGACAGCAAAAAACATAACACTAATAGAAATTAAACCAAAGAAACAAACACGTCCACCTAAACTCAATTCCAAACACAGGCGCCGTTATTTAAAAGAAGTTAAAACTTGGGGCATTAATGAGGCAAAATGGAAAGCAGCATTCATATACTGTGAGCATAGAGGATGGAAATGGCAAATAATTACTGAGGATATTCTAGTAAAAACAACTAAATAGTTATATTATGGAAGAATCATATTTTGATACATTAAAAAAAGCAATACAGACCGACAATGTGGTTAAAAAAACGCGTGCGGCAGGTAACTGGTTCAGAACATTAGCAAATAGAGCTAAAGCAGCATTATCAAATGAAAAAAGTCCACAAAAACTTTTATCACGAGAAGATACTGTTGGAAAATATATACCCGGAAAAATGTATTTTTTCTCGTATAACCCTAAATGGAAAAACATATTACCATACTACGACACCTTTCCTTTAGTTATACCAATAGAAAGATATAAAGACGGGTTTTTAGGAATAAATTTCCATTATTTATATCCGAAAGATAGAGCCATCCTAATGGACCAAATTAAAGCGTATGCCAACAACAAAAAATATGATAAAACTACTCGATTAATAATGACATATAACATGTTAAAGGGGTTCAGTAAACACAAAAGAGCTAGACCCACTATACATAGATATTTAAATAATAAAATTAACTCTATGTTTGTGCCTATTGAAGCAGACGAATGGGGGGTGGCATTATTCCTCCCCGTTGAACGATTTAAAAAAGCAAACAAGAAGGCTGTCTGGGAAGAGAGTAAGAAAATTTATAATAAAAGGTAAAAATATGGCAGAAAGAGATGCATTCGGTACAATTATAAAACCGGGAAATTTTTCAATAAGCAAATTTATATCAGAAACAGAAGTATTAGGTGGTATTACCAGAAAATGGAAACATATTATAGAAATTAAACCGCCTGCTACATTAATTTCTGAGGTAGAGGCGAGTTCTATATCTTTCCTTTGTTCTGCATCACAACTACCAAGACGTGCATTCAGTACCACAGAAGAAAAAATATATGGTATAGAAAAAACTATCCCGTATGGAGTCATTTATGAACCAGTAACATTGAGTTTTATCAACACAAATAATTTTAACCCTAAAATATTTTGGGAAGACTGGTTGGATCACATTCAACCAGCAAAAACTAGAAATATACAATATTATAAAAACATAATAGGTTCCATAAAAATATTTCAATTTTCTGATACGGCAGGGTCACCGGAACCCGGTAAAGAAAATTATATTTGTACATTAGAAGAAGCGTGGCCGGAATCAATAAGTGAAATTACTTTAGATTGGGAAGATGCGGAAATAATGAAATTTGATATATCTATTAGATATAAATCTTGGTCCCGTAAAAAATAAATTGTTTATTAGCGGGACACAGGGAATTGTAAGTAAAATAATTAAAAAATAAAAGGAGAATATTATGGCTTTACCAAAAGTGAGCAACATAAACTATGAATTAGTTATTCCATCTACAGGCGAAAAAGTGACATATAGACCTTTTCTGGTAAAGGAAGAAAAAGTTTTATTGATTGCTTTAGAGTCAGGAGAAATTTCCGCAATGACTAAAGCAATGCAGGATATTATAACATCTTGTACGGACGGAAAAGTAAACACCAAAACATTGGCCCCGTTCGATATTGAATATTTTTTCCTACAACTTAGGGGCAGGTCTGTAGGCGAAATAATAGAAATTAATTTACCTAGACCAGAAAATTTTAATTGTTGTAAAAAATCATCAGATAATGATACATGTAATGTCAAAATACCCATAGATGATATAAAAATAAATACATCTAAGATACCAGAATCTAAAATTATACTTACCGAAACTATTAGTATACAAATGAAATACCCGACAATAATCACCGTACAAAAATATACTAATAATGACGGAAATTTAAATACTGAAAACGTTTTTAATTTAATAAACGAATGTATTGAATACATACAGGATGACGAAGAAATATTTAAAACTAAAGATCACACAACAACAGAAATAACAACATTTATCGAATCATTAAATTCTTCTCAATTTACTAAAATACGAGAATGGTTAGAAGGTATGCCTAAATTAACACATAGCGTTAATTGGGTATGTGAGCATTGTGAAAAATCAAAAAAGATACAATTAGAAGGAGTTGATTCTTTTTTCGGATAGGGCTGAGTCATGAAAATTTGGCGAATCATTATCAAACAAATTTCGCCTTGGTTCAGCATCATAATTGGAATTTAAGTGACCTTGATGAAATGTTACCGTTTGAACGACAAATTTATATTATATTATTGCAAAATTGGATCAAAGAAGAAAATCAAAGAATATCGGAACATAACGCTAAAATGAAGGGTTAGAATGGCAGCAGCCACTTTAGACACAGTAATAGAAAAATTAACAAAAAACAGAAAAGGTTCTAGTAAAGAAATATTATCCTTGTCGGATAGTTTACATACCGAATTCTTAGGACAAAATACGCTGTTAGAATCTTTACTGGGTTCAATAAAAAATATTAACACATCTTTACTGAATAAAGCCGAAGATCAATTAAAATTAACTCAAACAATATTTACAGCAAAACAGGAAGCTCCCCAGGAGCAAAATACGCTGTTAGAATCATTACTGGGTTCAATAAAAGATATTAACACATCTTTACTAGGTTCAATAAAAAATATTAACACATCTTTACTGAATAAAGCCGAAGATCAATATAAATTAAATCAAACAATATTTAGAGCAGAACAGGAGGCTCTCCAGGAACAAAAAACTGAGGATAACAAAGGCTCTGTGCCAAAAGATGACACGCCAGCTTCCCCTAAATCTGGCGGTTTCTTCTCTAAACTTACGGGTGCTATAATGAATCCATTAAAATCTATGGGTAAAGGCATAAAATCAATAGGAAAAGGTATTGAAGGTTTCCTTGTAGGTTTATCTAGGGGTTTAGCTTCTTTTGCTAATCCATTAGTATTAATAGGAGTAACCGTGATGGCAGTATCTTTGCCGATTTTTGCTGCTGGCCTCGCATCAGCATTTAAAGTATTTGAAATGATTGCGGGTGAAGGCAAAGCACTAAAATTTGTTACGGGTGTAATTAAGGCATTAGGAGAAGTAATTGGAGACATTCTTCATAAAGTGCTAACAGGTTTCGGGACCATGGTAAAAAACATGGGCCCAAACATTACCCTTTTTTTTGATGGACTTGCTAATGTAGTTAAAGCTTTAACTCCAATTATTACATCATTATTCACAGTAATAAAAGATATCATTACAGATCCAGTACTAAATGAAACAATTCAAACAGTAATTCAGGCCATCAGCACTGCTATTACAGATATAAAAGAACTAGTAATAGAATTTGCGCCGGTTATAGAGAGTGTATTAAATAAGCTAGGTGATGTTATTATTTCTATTACTTCAAGTATTGAAAAGGTTGTGGCAACAATGGGCGGTGTGGTGAACAAAATATTTGACACTTTTGATAGTGTTGTGGGCAAAATCGAACCTCTAGTAAAACAAGTAGGGGATTCGATAGTGCAAGTGATAAATGGCATAGTTAAAGGTATTTCAGAATTAGCGAACTTGGATGCGGTTAATATGGCAGCAGTGGCAATAGGAATTGCTGCTATAGGGGCGGCACTCATACCCTTTGCAGCAGGCGCAGCATCAGTAACTCTCGCAACTAATGAAGGAGAACTGTCCGGTATAGCTAACGGTATCCAAAAATTTGGAAACATAAAAGGTGCAAACTTAAAAGAAGTTGGTGACGGAATTATGAGTTTATCTAAGGGATTAGGCGCATTTGCCGCCGCAACAGCAGGTGGTCAAGTAGGCAATTTATTAGGGGGAGCAGCAGATGCTGTAGGTGGGTTTTTTGGATTAGGAGAAGACGATAAAGAAGAAGGGAAAGTAAGTAAAAAAAAGGACCCGGCAAATCAATTTGAAAAATTCGCTAAGATGGGTCCAGGATTAAAACAAGCAGGAGAAGGAGTATCAGGTCTAGCTCAGGCCTTTAACACTTTCAATGCTTCAGATCCGTCAAGATCAGCAAAAGCTTTAAATACTTTTATGAAATCTATTGATATGAAAACCCTGAGGTCTTTGGGTTCGGCTTCTAAAGGTTTGTCAGCTTTGTCCCAAATGAATTATTCGGGACAGGAATTAATCAATGCACAAAGACAACAAAATAATTTGAGCCGAGAAACTTCAAAAACAACAGTAATCAGCTCAACTACACAACAAAATATTTCTAATTCTTCAGGTGTGGTGTTACCTCCATCTGCTGTTGTTCCAGGAAATGGAGGCGGTTTACTGGCGGGGTAATTAATTCTTATAATACCCATCAGAGAGGTAGTATATAAAAGCATCAATTAGGTCAGGAGAACCCCAACCCATTATTGCCCATATCACCAACAAGCACATAAACCAAAAACCTACATAAGTATTTGTATCGTTATTTTCTAACATTATGCGGTCTCCGCTAACTTAGCAAAATATGAAAACTCCTCAGAAGTTTCGTTCTCTGCTGTACCCGCTGTAACAGGACTCTTAGTACTCACATCACCATCAAAAGGGGGTGATGAAGATTCCACGATCTGAGGTTTCGGTTGGGGAATATCAGGAGAATATAAACCTAAAACCTTATCCAATTTTTCTTTTAATTGTTCGTATGTTTTAAAATTAGAAGGGTCAGTAAATTCACTCAGCGAATGTTCAGATTTCCAAATTTCCTCCATCTTAGCATCCTCGGAGTCTAATGGAGCAGGAGCAGTAAATTCAGATTTATCATAATTAGAATATCCGTCCAATTTACGAATCTTAATCTTAAAATTTGCACCTTCCCACAAGTCAAACGGATTAACAGGAGTTTCATCCTTAAATTCAGGTTCCATCTTATCGTTAATTTTGTCCCAAATCTTTTTCCCAAACTTATATAATTTAACTTGCCCCTCATTCTGAGGATTAGTAGGATCACTAACTACATAGACATTGGTGATATACGTCAATCTACGTTTCTGTTTTCTGGCAATATCTTTATTCGCTTCGATTCCAGAATTCCAAAGTTGGGAATTGTATTCCGAACAAGGATCTTTATGTCCTAATGTGGTCAAAGAATTTTCAATATACCAGCCACCAGGCCCCTGAAATCCATGATTCCATAATCTCGACCACGGCAAATCTTCTCCTTCAGGCGCGGGGAGGAATCTAACAATGGCCATTCCGTTACCAGACTTATCTAATTCTGGGCGCCAAAATCGGTCATCATCACCTTGACCACCAGCGGGCTGATTTAATTTCTGAGTTTCTACTAGGAGGGATTGTAGTCTATCACTACGTTTTTTCTTCATATCTGCGAACGACATATGTTTCCTTTCGTATATTTCGTATTGCGTTGTATTATTTGTATTGCGATTTATTTCACGTTACTCATTAAGTAACTTTATTATAACACATATTCCTGATTTGTCAAGTACCACATTAAATAGGTAACGAGGAACTTTTTGCAATGAGGTTTAAACTTTCTGCTTCCTCTTGTATGTGTTGTTTTAGAATGCCTCCCACTAGCTTACCTGCTGCTTCAGGTTCCAATTTATTATGCTCACAATGATGGATAACCGCATCAATATAGGTCATTCTAGTTCTCTGAACAAGGTTCTCAATCTCTTCCATAAACCTTAAAGAGTTATTCAATTTTATTCCCATTATATAATTTCAGTATTATTGTTGTTATTATTATTGACTAATGCTTCGGATTCTTTTTGTTCCACATCGGCTTCATTTTTAAACCAATAATCAGTAGATTTGGCGAGTACCGCCACGTAAGCACCTATTAAAATATTCACTAAATCCCTAGACTCTTGGGGGAGTGCAGCAAAAAACAATAGCCCGATCAGAAACAAAAATGTACTTACTATCATGAGAGACAAGACAATTCTCGCCCACCAGTTCATTTTCTTTCGTGCTTCTATTTGGTCATATCGTAGTGCTTCTAATGGATTTTTTTTCCACAATTCTTTTTCATTTTCTTCTATCATTTCATCACCCGTATCTATTATATTATCATTAACTGGCTTCTTTTTTGCCATTATTTTCTCCTGATATTCTTAGTATTTAATACCTTGTTCTGCTAGTAATACTCGATTTTTCAAATGTTCACCTTGAACGTCATCTTTATTCTGTCCATGATATCCAACCGCATGTCCGTTCTCACATAACCATTTATTTACATTTGTCCAACCACCAAACTCATGTCCATCTTCAGTGCAATTGATCCAAATCTCACCCAATATTCTTCCGAACTTACCTCTACTGTCTGCCTCTGGACATCTCACTTGCAGTTCTATGTCATCACGATCCGACAATACTGCCCAATGTACCCATGATTTGAGTGCCTTCTTTGAAAGTAATCCATAAAACTTTTCTTCTAAGTCCCTTGTCCTCGACTCTGGTGTGTCTATACCGAGTAGTCTAACTCTACCACAGTAACGAACATCAAAACCCAAATCAATCACAGCGTCCAATGTATCTCCGTCAACGACTTTTTCTATTGCCGTGACGTTGTAAATAAACGGGCAATCAGTTTCTTTATATGTTGTCATAACCACTCCTGATTTGTTTAAAATTATTCATCTTCTTCTATTTTCCCATTCAAATATCCAATCTTTTTCGCCATAAGAAACCTTCACTCTACCCAAATCCATAGTCTCTGGATAAAAATATGTGAATCCCTCTTCACCATAATTGGGATTAATGGAACTAGGTTCACCTCTATCTATGGTTAATTGTAGTTCTGCCAAATCCGTTATCCTCAATTTCTCTTCATATCTTTTTCGTTCAAAACCTGCTTGTATATATCTAGCTGGTTGATTACCATACCCGCCTCTATATTCTGACATATTTTTACTTCCTATATACCCATATTAGATTTTAATTCTTTCATCATATCCAATACTACTCCATAACCCAATTGTTTCATTTACTCCTGTTGAGTTATTAAATAGTAAAAAGGATTGTTTCTGTTACTAGGCACAATCCTAAAAACCCTACAGTCTAATTACGCCGCTAAAGCAACCCTTGCAGGGGAATAGTCTGAATGATTAGCAGCGTTGAAATTTGCAGCTAGTTTGTGATGTTGGTCATCACCCATCCGTTCTCGCTGTTACTCTCACTAGCAATCGAATACCAAAACACCCCCAATTCGGTTATAGTTGGTGGAGGTGACCAGAGTTGAACTGGTGTCTTACTTAGTTACCCTACAGGTCATCAAACATCTCTAACTATTTAGTATTATACAGAGCCTTAGCTTCCCAAATTTTATATACCCAATCATCACGTTTTTCAACAAACAATTGTGGTTCAGGTTCACCATCAACAGCAATTATTATCACCACCTGATTTACTGGTACACCAGTTAATTCTTCATAGGCTATTGCATAAAAACTACCTTGTGCAAAATACCCCTCACACCAAGATTTTTCTTTTGTTCTATTACTTGTTTTATAATCTATAACAGATAATACTCCGTCAAACTCTGCTACCAAATCTGTTCTGCCTGCTATACCGAAATGATTTGAATACAATCCTAACTCCACGCCATGCACATTATCTATTCTCTCTAATGTTGGTTGGATGGCTTGAAATAATTCTTGTATGTGGGGTAATTCTTCTGAGAGGAATCCTTGCTCATTTTGGATATATCTCTCACAGACAGAGTGTACGCGGGTTCCTCTACGTGAAGCTTTTCCCGAAACTTTATTAGCTTCTGTTTCTCCAACCCTCTTTCTCCATTTCTGTATTGAATCTTTGGACAATTCACTGAGTACTGTTGTGATAGATGGATAAAGTTTACCGGAAGGTGTAACATAATTCCTCTTACCATTAATATTTTCAGTCATCATCCCAAAAATCAATTCAGGATTTTTTTCCAAATGCACAAATGTTTTCATAATAAATTTTCATAAAGTGTTTCCTGGAACATTACGTTTAATGTCTTTCATTCGATCCGTAAACCACCCAGGTTCTTTCTTAGAATATTTGGTTTTAATATTATCATAACCGAAATAAGGCACCGAAGGTGATTGGTTCACCTTACCTTCACACATTTGACACGGAATTTTTGTCGGCTCCTCTCTCTTTGAGATACGGAGCATCTCTTCAAATTCGTGACCACAACTCTCACAACGATAATCGTAATTGGGCATTTCTTTTCCTCGTTATATCCATGAAGGGGGTTGTCTCATATTCTCCACTATACCTCCCCATTTAGCATTAGCGTTTCTACAATATTCTCTATAAAAACCTCTATATGTTTCTATGGAATTTTGTAATTCATCCTCTAGACTCTCTACCTGTTTGTAATCACATTTGGGTGGAGTAGTAATACTACCCTCCTTAATATTTTCGGGTACATGACTCAACTTATTGTACAGCTTATTCCAGTCATCATGAATATCATCATATCTATACCAAAATTCTTTATTGAGCCAAAACCAAACATCGTGTACCCATTGATAGTTGGCATTAGTATCTTGGGTCCATTCGCTATCACCACTCTTAAGGATATTGTCAACATCTAAAAATTTAATTATTTCACTTTCTTTATTTAAAAAATAATGTGCACTCGATAATATTCTTGTATATATTGGTATCATTCGCTTCACATCATCATCACAATGTGCATAAGCACACATTTTCGGGTCAAGGTCTAAAAATAATATATCCATAATTTTTGTTATTTATAAAATAAGTGTTTGTCTATTTCTGTAACTTTTTCCATACCTATTGCCCAGTATGGTTTTTCAATATAATTAGCGTAATAATGTGTTGCACCATCAGTAATGTCAATCATTTCATTTTTCTTATATCTTTTTAATATTTTTTTAGCGAGTGTTTTTGAATATGTCCAACTTATTCCTTCTTGGGGTGTATCACTGACAGAATTACAATACCAACTAAAATGACACTTATTTCTAATAGGGTGTCCGTTTTTATAATGTTTACCCTGTTTCACTACATTACAAACAGTATCAGGAAATTTCGAAGATTTTACTCTATTCAGGGTTACTTGTGCCACAGCAATTTTGCCTGCTGTGCTTTCTGTGGCAGCTTCATAAAAGATATTTTGTGCCATGCACATTACTTCTGTTGGATTTAATTTTATTTTTCTGTTTTCCTTTATTCTAGTTTCAATTATTTTAAAAGTATAGTCTTTATACTCATTATTTTTTAGAGTTGTATTTCCAATACTACTAGTGAATCCAGTAGCAAAAAACATGACAAGAAATAAAAAATATTTTTTCATATTCCTCTTCTGTTTGGGTTATCACTCCTTTATTTTTTAGGTCTAAACCTACTAGGTTTTCTAATATATGTGTCAATACTATTCATACTATTGCTACCTAAAAAACTCCTCCAATCAAAATCAGATATCCAAGTAAATGTGCCAACAGTTCCTATAAATTTTTTCTCCACATCATCATATGATAATATGGCAACAACATTTAATGGATCAGCGAGTCTGATTGTTATAGAGTGGGGTATACCATGCTCATAATCTATTCCACGAAGTTCAGCTTCTTTAGGAACTTCGTCACCGGTAGTTGATATACGCTTGAATTTTACTATTCTATTTTCGAATTTATTTAAATTTATCATTATGGTATTAGTTCAGGGAAAGTTGTTTTTACTAATTTATATGTTAAACCCCTATATTTTAATTTTTTATCTTTGACTTGAATGACAACATCCACTTCTTTGGGGTGAAGTGATTCTAACATCTGAACAAATAATTGTTCCCTCCGTAATTGAGAAATTCCTTCACGACCACCTTTAATAAATAAATAAAATTTTCGTATATTGGGATATAAATACGTGGGGTTATATTCATCAGGAGAACCTACAGTGGTATACGGAGGAACACCAGATGGCAATGCAAATATTATGTCAGGGTGAAAAGCATATTTTAACAGGTCCTTTAATGGATTTGATGCGTTGTCTAATAAAATTTTCACTCTGTCATCAAATGAAGATGCTTCTGCAATATCTTCAAATATAAGAGGTATACTACGTGCCATAAATTAAAACTCCGATAAATTCTCTGTTAAATTTTTTAATCTATGATTTATAAAATACGTAAGTAACCGTTTTCGTTCGCCGACAATCGTTTCCCTATACTGTTTAGATATATTTATACAAATAGATTCCGGTATATCATTCAAATCTATCAATTGTTTATTGCGGTTGAAATTCCTCAGCATTTCTTCCGTACAAAAAAGCTCAGGCGCGATGCCGAACCATTCAGATAATTTTTTGCTCGCTATTGGTCTCTGTCGTCTGCCCTCGTCGACGAGGACACTATCATCAGATAG